TATCATAACCGCTCCACTTAACTCTTCCAAATACGGCATCATTATTATATCCTGGTCTATAAGTAAGTCTATAAATAGTTCTTGTAGTAATATCTTCTTCGAAACTTCTATCAAGAAGTACCGTGTGATCATCTAGTACCGCAGTTACTTTTGCTGCCTTTATTTTTGCTCTATAAATATACCCAGTATATGACTTAAAAGTTCCTCCAATATCGGAAGAAGATACTAAGTGCTTAGAAGGTATTGCTTTACCATCTCCCGAACCAGCTGCAGATGCTGTAAAAGTAGTTCCTACAGCAGCAGTACCGGATACTCCTACGTTTGACCAAGTCGTACTAGTTCCTACAGAAATAATAGTATACTCTTCACCTACTGTAAAACTTCCAGCAGTTTCTTCTACACTAGTCGGATTTACTGCTGCTTCATAGGTTTTATAAAGTAAGCATTTTTCATAATAAGCCGAAGACTGATGGTAGCTAACATTTACATAATAATAATTTCCATTAAGAGGGCTGGGGTCCCCAGTCCCGTATTCTACTCTTTCAAAACTTACTATATCTCCGTCGTCCCATTGAAGGTCAGTAGCTATATTAACATTATTGGCCGCAGTGCCCGAGCCTTCTTGTTCCCAATAAGCACGAATATCTACTTCCGCGGTTTGCTTTGCGGAAAGAACAGAAAGATTATCTAATTTAAAATGTGCAAAACCCCTGCCATCACTATTATAACCATCGAAATGAATAATATCTCGGGGTTTTAATCCGCTGTTAGAATTGGCCCAGTAAGTTTGCCAAGGGCCACTGGTTTCCCCCTTTAATTTATTTGTTCCTGCAGGAAGAGTAAGCGCAGTCCCCATCCAGGTCCAAGACTGTCTAGCCCCTCTATACCCAGAAATTTCACCATGAATTTGGCCACCAACTTGCTCGGGCTCTTCTAACTCTGGAATTTTTTGCATAAAAGGAAGCCCATCAAGAGTTGTAGTATTCCAGTGAGCTAAAGTACAGTTTCCTCCATCAAAGAGTAAATAATGCCAAGTGTCGTCTGGCTCGGTTCCATCTACTCCTCTATCTGCAGGATAAGTACCCGGCGAATATTCTGCTCGAGGAAACCCGTTATTTATTAGTCCGTAAAGAGGAATATCATTTAGAGATGTACTAATTGCAGTATTAGCAGAGCTTAAAGTAAACTCACTTCCAATAGAGTGACCTATAGGAGTAGAACTTTCCCATTCCAACCTATACAAAGAGTCATAGTCTAAAGAATCAGACCCGGCTACCTTATAAAAAGTACTATTCGCAATTAATCCTTTTGGTATTCCTCCTACTACTCTAGGAACATCGGTTGCAAAAGGATCATCCACAAGATATTCTGTTGCTACAAAGTCAGAGTAGTTTTGCTTCCTAGAAACTGTTCGTACTCTAAATGTATAGTAGCCGTCAGGAACTCTTACAAAACTATGATAGTTTGTAGTTGTGCGTATTGGGGACTCAATATCAGGAATATTGTGGTGAAGCTCATACTCACTAAAGAAAGAGTAATCTCTTGTTTTAGTATTTTCCTGAGTGTCTGTGTAAGTTTCTACTGGCTTAGTCCATTCTAGTCTTATTTCTTCCCCTGGTCGCGTTGAGTCCGTTTCTAGTATAACATAAATATTTGAGGGTGCAGGTACGTCTTCATCCGTATCTTCAATAATAGGAAAAACATTACTGGGCGTAGCTCCTAAGGCATAGTCAATATCTACCGCATCATACTTTGTATTGTAATGCTCTACCGCGGAAATACTATATTCTATTTTATTTTGGTCATCTTGCGAAATAGATAAAATTTTGTATTGCTTCTTAGAGCCGAGAATATTTGTACCTTCTGAATCAGAAGATTGAAGAGCCCATACTGTTCCTGCCCCAGGCAACTCAAATACAGAATACCCCTCACTACCCAACATTTCAATTTCTACTTCTGTGACGCCATCCGCCGTAGTAGTAAAACCGGGGATACCGTTATTTAACTTAACATTTTTTGTAACTATAAAGGTATGGGGCTTCCACTCTAAAGGTAAAATTTCGGCAGCATAGTCTCCGTTAGCTGTGGCCTGTCCTATATTATTGTAAGCATTTCCAGCAATAGAATCACTTTGTGCAGTACTATCTTCTACTAATATATGTGCATTAGATACAAGAATTTCTGCATTTTCTTGACTAACATCATAAATATCATTTGAACCTCCTGCTTGAGGGGCCCCCCACCAAGGGCGCATATTTGAATTAAAAGAAAGACTACCGTTCTCGATATTATCTCGATCGGGGGGAACGTAAAATTTTCCAGTAAATCTGTCTCCTTTTTTATAAAGAGTCCCACCACTATAGACTCGTACTCCATTACTGTCTAATCGAATTGGATCGACCCCTGTGTAAAATGCAGCAGGTTTAGTAACCAAGGTACTAATAGTCCAAGTACTACCATTACTGACATTTGTAATTTCTCTATCTAATGTAAGTTTATTTCTGAATGCATCGGCGGGGCCGCTTTTAATTAAACCACTATAGTCTACTCCATATCTATCTCTGTCTTGTACATTAATAATATCTCCAGGACGAATGTAACTTCCTTGCATTCCTGTTTTAAAGCTTACTACTTCCCTTTGATTCTGTGCTGTCCAGAGCTTCCATCTTCCATATCTTCTTGCTTGACCTTCTGAGGTTGCTCCCATTGCAACAGCATTTTCAGAAATTATTCTTTGGCTTTTAACAATATCCTCTTGATCTTCTACAATGAGGGGGACAATTTCATAATTAGATTTAGGGTCATTCCAAGATACAACTACCTGATTAGCTCTTCTCTTTCTTCCACTACTTTCGTAATTAAATACTCCTTCTAAGACATTTGCTTTTGAAAAAGTATATACAGGATCCCCCGGCACATCTTGAACGGGAGTAATTTTACCATCCATCCAGTACAGCATTCCTGTGAATATTGTTGCCATATCCTTTAGAACTTTATAAACATCGGTAGCTTTTGTTAAAAAGATATTTGCACGAAATCTTGGTTCTAAGCCAGCAGCTTTTCCTGTGCCAGAAACTGCTCCTGAACTTGTTGCTCTAAACTTAACACCTACATTGTTGCTTTCAGCACCTCGAGCAATCCAATTCGTTGTTCCTACTTCTTTAATCTTATAAAGCTCACCCTCCTGTATAAGATTATCACTAAATTTTGAATAAAGAGTGCCATCCTCTACAAGTTCATCACAATATTTTGCAATTCTATAAAGCGAAAACTTATTAATTACAGAAGTATTTATCCATTGACCAGCCCCATAGCGAGAATTAGTTACAATATCATAAAAAACCCAAGCAGGATTATCAGTATAGTATAATAAATGTCTATCTCCTTCTTTTTTAAACTCTCCGTTCCAGAAAGTATCATATTTAGCAATTCCATCTTCGCTATACTCTCTAGGAGTATAAGAACTAGGAATTCTTACTTTTAATCCTTTTAGTAAATAGCTTCTTGAAGGCAGAGAATTAAAAGTTTTTGAAGAGAAACTTATAGCAGCGTAAGCAGTATATGGGTATGCAAATCTATCTTTGATAGTAGCCGCTAAGGAAGCTCCACTTATTGAAGCAGTTGCGTTAAGTTGCCACTCATCTTTGTCGGTTCTTCCCCCTGTAGTACCATTAGTCCATACAGGAAGACCTACGTCTCTTGTTAGTCTAATAATTCTTACTTTAAATGCATCAAAAGGACGGAACCTAGATAACCCTATCGTATGGTCAAAAGAAATGGGTGCTGTTGTTTTTGCTGTATGAACAACTTTTCCGCCAAATTGACTAAATAAAGTTTTCCACTGAGAATAGCTACTGCCACCATCTTTACTAACTGCTACTTGAAAAACAAAATGAGCGCTTGCAGATTCTTTATCCCCTCCTTTATTATTATACGTTACTAGTGAAGAATAATTAATTCTTATAACAACTTCATCTACTTCTTTTGCTTGAGCCGAAGTAAGATTAAAACTTAAGCCGCCTCCGCCTGTAGCAATACTACTAATTTCTACGGGGGGCTCTTTAGCGTTATTATAATTAACAGTCTCAGGATATCCATAAGTATCATAAACTCCAGAATTACTAAGAATAAAGGGAATATTTGAACTATCACTACCGTCCCATTGTCTTATGGCTCTTCCAGCTCCGGATCCAGTTACTGTTACTCCTCCAGAAAGTCCATGAACCTGTTGAATAGGCCCCTGGGCGAGTTCTCCAGTTCTAAATTGTAAAGTTGAGCCTTCTACTTTAGAAGTAGTATCTTCGGAGCTAGTAGATTGACTGACATCGACAGGTCGAGCATTTTCAATATAAAAAGACGCATTAGTAATAGCAGAGGAACTCAAAGCCTCTGACATTACAAAAGTTTGGGGGTCCGCAGCCGTATTTACACTTTCAATTTTAACAGCTTTTACAAGAGTTGCTGTCCAACTAGTTCCATTTATAAACTCGCTTAGATCTTGATCGATACCAGTAAATACTTGCGCAGTTCCATAACTATTCGTATTATTATTAAGAAACTCTACTTCTACACTTTTTCTAACACCTTCTGCACTTTCTAAAATAATATACTCTATATTATTATTTATAGTACTAAAAGAACTATCTAGTATATTATTTGCATCGGTTCCGTCAATACTTATCCAGTTAATATTTACTGGCCAACCTATAAATTGAGTAGTAAGAGTTACAGCAACACTTTTTATAGAAACTACTACAAATTTTCCTACATCCTTTTCAGTAAGGTTTATACTCTTATTAACAATACTCGCTGTAGTCCAAGGTGCGGCCGTGACACTTAGCAAAGGCTGTGCAAAAGTTCCATTTACAGAATCAGTTAAAGATCCAGTTACAGAAGACGTTTCAAAAGGCACATCATTAATATATACGGAGGTTTTTCCATTAACAAGCCCGTAAATAGGGCCTTCGCATATCATATCAACGATACCAATATATTGTTTTGTAGAGCCTATACTCATTTATTTATCTCCTCAGGCTGGATTAAATACAGGAATTTCTGTATCTTTGCTACTATCTTGATCATACGAGGGGCCGGTATTAGGAGTAGTTCCATCTCCTGTTTCTCCGGGCAGAATAAAGTCAAATCCCTCTTGAGAATAATCAACAAAAGATCTATTTGCATTTTTTATTTCAAATGAAATTGGACGGCCAGGAACTCTAAGTTCCCCATATAAAATAGGTACAGGATCTCCTTCTACAATATTATGCTGAGATCCTCCGAATAAGTAACTTTCATCTTGCTGTTGCCCGTCTACGGAAGGGTCGGGGGCCATTAATTGTTGTATTCCTGACAAGGTAAGACTAACCCCCACTGCCATAGTAGTATAAACAAACAATGCCTGCCCCGCGCCCAACTCAGCGGCCCCCGCTAACCAATACTGCTGAGTTATAATTGCAGTTGCAATAAGAATTATTCCTATAATAATTTTAAGTCCTCCTGACTTAGATCCTAAAGGAACTGCTTGAATTGTTAAACTTCCTTCAGGATATTGAAGGAGTAACTCGTCTTCATGCTCAATACCTTTCCCTTCTACAGAGCATATAAATCCAATTCCTTTATCGCTAGATTCAATTAAGTATTTTCTAAAATCTTCAAAATTAGTCTCAAAACAAGACATTGCCTCCCCAAAAGAAGAAACATCCATCTCAAACTCATGGCCAAATTTATCCCCGATCTCTCCTTCTAAATAAACTTTACGAAGCATATCTGTAAGCTCCTATTAAATATTCCGCCCAAAACGGATATAAATTTTCTCGACAAGAAAGACGATTTTCAGCATGATGAAAAAATACATCATTTCCTAAAAATACTCCACAATGGTCGGGAACTTCATGTTTAACTTTAAATATAAGAACATCATTTTTTTCTAACTCTTGAAGATTCACTTTTTTTCCTTTCCATTTTTCTGCCATTTCATCTGTAAAATAGTTTAAATCTCGATCCCACCAGTTATCTTCAAAAGGAATTCTTGCAGGAATTTCTATATTCTGTAGTTTAAGGTAATCTCTTACTGCTTCAAAACAGTCTTTTACTCCAAACTCATACTCTCTACCTATTAAGGGGTATGCTCTTTTTGTAGGCTCTATAATATTTAATTCCATATCAGGGAAACTAAATATATAGTAAGGAACCCCTAAAGCATTACAACAATCTATATCATGCTGAGAAGCTTCATTGGAGGCATCAGGATGACTATGTACAATTGCAAAAATATCTGCACGTTGTTTTATACTTAAGTACTCTGAAGAAGACATAATAAAATTTTCCGTGTCTTTTGCTAGGTTTTCACAAGGAAACCATTGCTTTTTACCTTTTACAATTCCTATAACTCCACATCCTTCCTTTGGGTACTCTTTTT